AAATAATAAATAAAAAGTCCACTTCGGTGGACTTTTTTGTTTTTAATAACTATTTATATATGTAGGAATAACTTATATAAATATTTTACCATGAAAATAGAGTTAACATGTCAATGTTGTAATAAACATTTTGAAACCGAATTTAAATTTAGAGACAAAAAATTTTGTTCTAGGGATTGTTATTTTGAAGACGTTAGAAACGGTAAGACAAAAATGGGTAGAAACAAAGATGAAACCATAAGAGAATTTAGAGAATGTAAGGTATGTGGTAAGGATTTTGAGGTTAAGAAAAAACATTCAAAAGAAATGTGTTCCGATGAGTGTCGAATTAAATGGGGTGAAAGAGGTGATGTTAAAGAAAAAAGATTAGTATCTATTAAAAAAACTGTACAAGAAAAATACGGTGTATCTCATGTTTGGAATATTAAGGACGTACACCAAAAAACTATAAACAGTCGAGATATGGAAGTTATTATTAATAAACAAAAAGAAACTGTCCGTAAAAAAACTTTATCAAAGTTAATACCCAATTTAGAATCTAACAGTTTAAAATTACTTTCAAATTACACTACAAATAAAGACCACAACAATAACACATCAATATCTTATGAGTTTGAATGTTTGGTTTGTAATCATAAATTTACAAGCACTTTATTAGGTTGTGGTGTAATACCGAGATGTGGTAAATGTCATCCATCACAGAGAGATTCTAAACCACAATTGTTCATTCAAGAATTTTTAAATCAAAATAATATTAAATATATCCAAAACAATAGAAAAATTATTTCTCCTTTTGAAATAGATTTTTACTTACCTGATTATAATTTAGGAATAGAAGTTCATGGGCTTTATTATCACAGTGAATTAAATGGTAAGGATAAAAATTATCATGTTAATAAATCTAAAATGGCAGAAAAAAATAGTATTAAATTAATTCAAATATTTGAGGACGAAATTTTAAATCAAAAAGAAATTGTTTTATCAAAACTATCTAATGAGTTAAAATTAAATACCGTTGTTAAAATTGACGCTAGAAAATGTGTTGTTAAAGAAATTACTTCAAAACTTAAAAAACAATTTTTAGATGACAACCATTTACAAGGTGATTGTAAAGATACATTAAGATACGGTTTATTTTATAAAGAAGAACTTGTTTCTATAATCACGTTTGGTAAAAGAAAAATTACGGGTTCAAATAGAGAAACTAATTGGGAATTGATTAGGTTTTGTAATAAAAATTATCATTCCATTAGGGGTGGATTTAATAAACTATTATCACATACTTTAAATAATAATAATATAAAAAATTTTATAACGTATGCCGATTGTAGATGGTCTGGGTTAGATTATACCAAAACTGTTTATTATAAAAATAATTTTAAATTTATAGAAGTTACATCACCTAATTATTGGTATTTTAAACCGTCTTCACAAATAAAAAGATTTTATAGGTTTAACTTTAGAAAATCTAAATTAGTATCCGAAGGTTTTGATTCTAATAAAACTGAATGGGGAATTATGCAAGAAAGAAATTTTGATAGAATATGGGATTGTGGTAATATGAAATTTTATTATAATGTCTGATATTTATTATTAAAATAACTTATGTAAAAGTAAGCTCTTTTTCTAAAATAAACATATTTATAATATAAAACTAATCATGTCAAAAATAGTTAAAAAGAAAGACCTTGATGTACTTATTGAAAGTACTTTAGAAAAGGCTGGTATTGAAGTGCCTAAAAAGAAAATGATAAAAGAAGATTTTGAATCGGATATTAGAAAAGCTGTTATTGAAGATTGGGATGATCGTGTTATAACAAAATTAATATTAGATGCTAAAAATGAAGGTGATATTAATAAATTAAAAACTATTAAATCTTATTTACAAGAATTGTTACAAACAGAACCAGATGCGGAATTAGCAACTTTTTTTACTATTGATATAGATAAATTTATCAAAGAAATAAGAGATCAAAGAATTGATGCGATGGAATCAAAATCTTCTAACAAATCTTTAATCAACGAAGAGTTGGCAAGATTCAATAAACTATCAAATTACACATATAAAAAATAAAATAAAAATGGCTAGATATAAAGTAACCAAAGAACAATTAGAAAGAATCGTTGAGAACTTCGTAATGGAGGCTTCAATTGAATCTAAGAAAGCTCCAGTTAAAAACATGATTCCTTCTCAAGGTGCTGAAGCTAAAAAACATGTTAAAAATAAAATGTCAGGTAATATGGTAGATCAATCCGAAGGAATGCCATCAGTTACTCCAATGAAGAAAAAACTTTCTCAAGCTGCTGACGCTAAAAAATACATGACAAAGGGTGGTATGAAACATACCAACAAAGCTAATGTTATGAAAGAAGAAGAAATTGAAGAGGGTTTTTTTGGTAACATAATTGGTACTACCATGAGTAGTAAAAAAGCTAATGGAATTTTTGAAAAAAGATATAAAGGAAAAAATTTGGCGTATTTAGTTAAAAAATTTAATTCTGACCCTGAAACAATGAAAAAAGCTATAATTAAAGCTATGATGGAAACTGGTGGTGAAACTTTAATATTTGCCGGTGCTAACGCTCTTGAGTGGGACGCTGAAAATGGTGAATTTATTAAAAAAGGTACTAAATTAGGTGGACCAGCTGGTCCTGTTGGTGGATAATTTAAAAATATATATTAAATAAAAAACCCCTTTTAAACAAGGGGTTTTTTTATGGGCCAATGTCTAAAAAATGGATTTTTTATTTATCATACAATCCAAAAGAAAAAGATGTGTTCTACATAAAATTTTAGTTAAGTTCATTACTCTAATAGAGTAAATTAAACCAACAAAAGAAATTGTTATCAATATAACTGTTACCCAATCACCTAACAATTCAAGTATGTTACATAATAGGATTGAGGGTATTATAAACATTATTATACCGATTATAACTTTAACAAAGTTAATTTTTTTATTGAATTGTTTTAATTCTAATAATAAAGTGTCTTCTATTTCTATATCATTTTCCATACATCAAATATATAGATAAATATTAAACAGGCAAAATAAAACCCCTATTAAGGGGTTTATATTTATTTTTTAGGTTTAATTATCTCATCAATAATACCATACTTTAATGCCTCATCAGCCGATAACCATAAATCACGTTGTGCGTCTTTAGCTACTTGTTCAGCAGTTTTGCCACAATAACCACCAAGTAATTCAAAAAGAATTTGGTTGGTTTTTTCCCATTCTTGCATTGTTATACGAGCGTCTTGGATGTTACCCATTGCCCCACCACTTGATTGGTGTAACATTGTTTTTGAGAATCTTAAAGAACTTCTCATACCTTTGGTTCCTGCTCCTAACAATACGGAACCCATTGATGCTGCCATACCTGTGTTAACAGTTGCGATAGGTGCTTTAATGTAAGACATTACGTCTACCATACTAAGACCTGATTTAACTGAACCGCCAGGAGAATCAATGTGCATTGTAATTGTTTTTTTAGAATCTTGTTGGTCCAAGAAAAGTAATTGAGCTTGTACCACGGTTGACATTCTGTCGTTAACAGGTCCAGCAACCCAAAGGATACGGTCCATCATTAAACGTGAGAAGATGTCAATTTGAGTGGCTCTCATTTCTCTTTCTTCCAATACATAAGGTGTCATACTACCTTGTACGTTTGGTATTTGGGACATAAAATTTTGGTAACTGTGTAAAGTGTTAGACCCAATACCTTGGTCTTTGATTGCAAATTTTTCGAATTCTGTCATTTGTATATGAATTTTGTTTCTACAATGATATTTATAATAAAATAAATTGTCAAAAAAATTTTAAAATGATTTTAACAGAACAAGACATAGAAAGAGCTTTAAATCGAGATTACCAAAACACTATAAATGAATTAGTGGAATCTGCTGATTTAATGTTAAAAGGTAATAGAATGTTGGTGGAGAACCAATTATCTAACCAAGAGTATCAAGTACTACAAGAAGGCCTTTGGGAAAAGATAAAATTTGGTTTATCTAAATTAGGTCGTTATAAAGCTGGTGGTAAAATTTTCGGTAAAGGTAAGATAGACCAAGAGGCTGGAGCTAAAATTCAATCCATTTTGGATAAAAAGGGTAATGAAGTTATTAAAAAACTTAATGATACAATTAAACAAGAAAACCCTGATTTTCCTAACAATGAAAAAGGTGAACAATTTTTAAAAACTGTAATGGAGATAGCTGCAGTTTACGATTCACTCGTTGAAGCAGCAAAAAAGAACCCTAAAGAAGAAGGTTATTTACCAACAGATGCTGCCAATTCTATAATTGCTGATTTGGCAGAGTATGTTCAAAAATTCTTAGATGTTGATTTGGCAGCTGCTTATACAGTTATGGATTCCGAAGAAGAAAAAGTAGGTGATGAAGATGGTAAAGAATTGTTAGCCGATGAAGTAGGAGATATTAATGAAGACGAGGCTGCCGATGTTAGAGCTAAGTTACAAGCAAAAAAAGGTGGTAAAGAATATGATACCAAAAGAATGGGTAAAGAAGGATTAAAATCCAATAAATTACCAATGACATTAGCCGGTGTAGGGGCATCGTTAGGGGCTTTTTCTTGGTTGGTGAATACTGAATGGTTTAAAAGTTTATTTGAAACCGTAACACAAAACCCTTCTATTGAATACATTAAAAAAACTGTTGAAACTAAATCAGATATTTTCGCCTCAGTTAAACCAGGTCAAGGTATAACCCAAGTAATGAATGTGGTTAACAATGCCCGCCCAGATTCACTAGAGGGAATGAAATTTTTAACACCAAAATCTTCACCCGAAGATTTTATCGAGGCCTTAAAAAAATTAGGTGGAGGTAATGTTCAAGCCGGTATTGACGCTATTACGGCTAAAGGAGGTATGTGTGCCACACCAGATGACGCAAAAGCCGTTCTAACTGAAATTGTTAAAAACCCACACGGACATGGTGATAATTTAGGTGAAATATTTCAAGGTAAATGGGCAGGTACAGGAAAATCAATGGGTGACACTTTAGTTACTGTTCCTGGTGGTACACTAAAAGGTTTAATAGTTAAAACTATTGTTACTGCGGTACCAAAAATAATAATGAAAACTACTGTAAAAGTAGGTGCTGGTTACGCAATAGCTAAAGGTTTTGGAGCTGTTTTAGGACCAATAGGTATTGGTTTGGTAGCAGCCGGAGCTTTAGTTAAATTGATGAGGGTTAAAGGTCAAAAACAATCTAGAGCAAAAACTCTTAATGATTTATTACAATCTTTACAACCAATTGAAGCTGGTGAGTCTACTTTACCTCCAGTATTACCAAATCCAAAACAGAACCCTGTTGGTGGAGGAGAAGGTGGTGGAAAAGCTAATAAAGAAACTCTTTTTAACGATTTAGCAGGATTCTTTAAATTCACATATAATAATAGAAAAATGGCCTCTCCTGATGTTTTTGGTGATAAAAAAGAATCAAGTGACCCTTGTAGTAAATTTACAAAAGGTCAAAAAGTAAAAACAAAGGCTGGTAAAACCGTTGAGGTTATTGCAAATAGTACAGAAGATAGTACTATAGAAAAAGGTCAAATTAAAGTTAAAAGAGAAGACGGTGGCACTTACGCTGTAAGATGTACCCAACTTTCTGAATCAATGATTAACAAAGGTAAATTAATAAACGAAATGTCAAACAACAATTTAATTTCTGAAGGTAAATTTATAAAAGACCCAGAAGTAATAAAAATTTTAAAACAAAAATCAGGTATTGACGCCAACAAACTTAAATTTTTTGAAGGTTTCATGACTCGTGTAGAAATCATCAGAAACAAAGTTAAAAAAATGGGTAATACGGGTGATAATGTACTTGATAAGTTTGTAGAAAAACTTAAATCAAACCCAATCATGGGTAAAGATTTTACCAAAACATTTAATGTAAATTCAGGTAATCCTCAAAATGTTGAAGCGATGGGTAGTTTTATTAATGATTTAATTGAGATTGTATACAAAGGTAATTTTAGAGGTATGACCTTTAAAGATGCTGGTGGTATGGTTAGTAAAATGGGTACTTTAGGTGGTGGCAACATCAATAAAGTTTCAATGGGTGAATCTTATTTAACTGAAAGAAAAGGCAAGAAAGCAAAAGCTAAAAGTGACCTTAAAAATAATATGATTGCTTTTATTACCGAACTTATGAATATGTTCCAATATATGGCTAAATTAAAAAAACAAGGTAAACTTTCTTCTGGTAAAGGAGAACAAAAAACTGGTGAAATTAAAAGAAAGGGTAGTGAGAAAAAAGAAGTTGAACCCCAACAAGAATCAATCCAAAAACCTGAAAATAAATTTTTAAAAGAAGAGGTTAAACGTATTTTAACTTTAATGAATAAGATTTAAATAAAAAATAAAATTATAGCATATTTATAATAAAAGATAACAACTTAAAAAAACAAAAATATTATGGCAGATTTATTAATGAGGATGCCGATTCCTTACGAACCAAAAAAACAAAATAGATTTATCCTTAGATTCCCTTCACCATTAGGAATTCAAGAATGGTTTGTGAAATCATCATCAAGACCAAAAATTTCTCAAGAAGAAACTGAGATTCAATTCTTAAATACTTCTACGTGGGTAATTGGTCGTTTTACTTGGGATACTATTGACGTTACATTCCGTGACCCAATCGGTCCTTCTGCGGCACAAGCTTTAATGGAGTGGGTTCGTCTTCACTCTGAATCTGTTACAGGTCGTCAAGGTTATGCAGCAGGTTATAAAAAAGATATTGAACTTGAATTACTTGACCCAACAGGTGTTGTAATTGAAAAATGGATTCTTCAAGGAACAATGTTAACAAACGTTGACTTTGGTTCATTAGATTATTCATCTTCTGATATCGCTGAGATTACTGGGACCCTGCGCTTTGATCGGGCTATCCATGTTTTTTAAAATTTTATTACAAATTTTATATTCAATCCCCATTCAAAAGATGGGGATTTTTTTGTTTACACAAATATTTATAATAGAATGAAAAATATTATTCGTAAAATATTATTACAAGAGGCTTTAAAACCTTCACAGTTTAGAAAGTATGTTAAATCCTTTAACCGTGAAAGATACAATGATATTTTTAAATCGTTAGGTGATAAGTATGAACATGATAGAAATTACTATCGTATTTATATTCCTTTAGGTAAAGAAGAAAAATCTGGGCCCATCTCTAACGTTGAAAAAGAAATTACAGATTTTCTAACTCAAAATGGTTACCAAGTTTTGGATTATATTAAAGGTGTTGCAAAGTTTGGTGACTCCAAAAACACAACAACTATTGGTAAGGCTTTAACAAGATTAAGAGCAGAAGATTTAATGAAAAAATTTGTTTCTGACGAATCGAGAAAAGCTTTAACCTCTGATGCTGAAAGTTTAATGGTTGTTATCTCTCGTCATCCTTATGATATTGCAGGTTCTGATACCGATAGAAATTGGACCAATTGTATGACCTTGGGTCATGCTGGGTCAAAACGTATTGAAAAAATACAAACGGAGTTGGATGCTCTTAAACAAAGATTAAAGGATATGACCAAAGATAACCCAAATTGGTATAAAGAATTTGAGCAAGGTAAGGGTAATTTAACGTGGAACAGTCCTGAAATTAAATTAAATGGTAAAATACGTGTTCTTCAAGATGAAATTAATGACCGTAAAGAAACGGGTGAAAATGCAAAATATTTAATTCATGATGTTAAAGAAGGTTCTTTAATTTCTTATTTAATTAAAAAAACGGATAAGAACATTAACAACCCATTAGCTGTTTTAAACATTAAACCTTATATTAATGACAATAATCCCGATGATTTTATTTTAATTTCTGATAATGTCATGTATGGAAATGGTCGACCAGAATTTAAAAAAACTGTTGATTCTATTTTATCAGAAATAAATGGTCCTGACGTGGGTGGTTATTATTGTTTACAAAAAAATTTATATGCCGATTCTCAACGTGAAAACATTAGAATTTTAAAACCTGAAGAAAAAACTTTTTACTTGGAGAAAGCAAAAGAATTTGTTAATACAATTACAAAAGCAGAGGAAATACCTTGTTATACTAAGGCAATGAAAATTACACTAAAGAAATATCAAAATACAGAAAATTTTTACCCTGAATTTGAAAAACAAAAATGTTATTTATATAAAGATAAAAAAAATAGTAAGGTGTTAAGTTTACGTGTCAACGACGCTGAATTAAAACTAACAAGTCAAATTTTGAATAAATCATTTGGTGGAAATAACCCAATTGAAAATATAACCCGAATTAAATGGTTTAAAAACCCTAATTTACCAAAAGATATTACGGCAAAAGTATCACCGGAATGGATGAAGATAGGTCTTTTTGACAATGAACCTTATATGAACAAAATTTTATATGGTAAAGAATTTTTAGATTTTTTACGTCAAAAATTCGATTTAGACCCTAATACTAAAATTAAACATCAAAGTCCTACTGGAACGTTTATTGATTAAAAATATGTAAGTTAACTGATATTTATAATAAATGAAAAATCTTATCCGTAAAATATTAAAAGAAGAAAACGACGAGTTTGAATGGGTTCGTGGTTTTGATACCAAGGATGTTGAAAAACAAATTCAAAAAAAGTTTTATAGTGCTGAATATGACTATAATTTTGAGGGTCTAGAACTATATCAAATGTTGGTTGATGCAGGTATTAAAGATATTGATAAGTTACAAGAAATCGGAAGTTTTATTTATGACGAGGTTAACAGTCTTTATGAAAGAGGTGTAGATAGTGGTCGAGAATCTTGTGACTGTGAAGGTTGTTGTGATGATTATGTTTATTATAGTGACCATCGTGACGCTGTTAGAGAAGCAAAAGAAGAAGGTGATGAAGAAGGTTACGGAAGAGGTCTAGACGATGCTAGATCAGAATCTGAATCAGAAATAAAAGATTTAAAATCACGTATAGAAGAATTAGAAAGTCAGTTAAATGAAACCGTTAATAAAAAGAATACTAAGAGAATCTGATTGGTTGGATGATTTATCTAATCAATTTAGTGGTGTAGACTTACCATTTGAGGTTGCCAAAAACCCGATGAATAGACCAGCAAAGTCAAATCTTTTTGTTATGAAAACAGGTTGGGAATATGGTGATGCCTATCTTAGAGAAGAATTTGTTTTTAATATGGAAGACCCAAGTTCTTTTGAAACCTTTGTTAATGTTTGTAAATTTTATTTAGTTTTATTAGACGAACGTGGTTATGGTAGATGGAAAGAAGTATCAACATTAGCTAAAAGTGTTGGTTTGGCTTTAGGTTCTTATGATAGTGAAAACGTTTATGGTACACCAAAAGATATGTCTGATTTTGTCTTTGGTTCTGATTATCCCGCTGCCCTTGATAATGTTGAAATTTCTTACTTTGACAAAGGTGGTGTTGAATACGATGTTAGGTTAAAAGAACCTGATTAACAAAAAAGGGACCGTTAAGTCCCCTTTATTTTTACCAATCATAATCTTCGTCCCAATCATTCCAACTCCGACTGTAATAATTATTATTTTTACGGTCTGAATAAACATACTCACCACTATTAAAAATATCGTTCTCATCTTCATCATCTTCAATCAAAAGTGTTTTTGTTTCTTTTGTTTTAGTTTTAGAACTACCACCCCAATAAGTACTTAAATTATTATAATTTTTATCTTCTTTTGGATTTTCATATTTATTCTCACCTAATTCTTCAACAAGTTTTAAACCAAGTTCAAAACCATTCTGAACATCATCAACAATTACATATTCATTATCAGTATGGTAACGGTAGTAACCAGCTGCCAAGTTTAAACAAGCGATATTAAATTTTTCCATAATTTGCCAAACATCGGTGTATGGGTGGTATGCCCAATCAACAATACCGTGTTCTTTAATTAACCCTGTTACCTTATCAGCAAATTGTGATTTTTGATTGAATAAGTAACGACCCATTAAAGTTAAGCTCATGGATGCCCCACCTGGAGAATCGTATTGAATAACGTAACCAATATTTTCAAAGAATTTAGGGTCAGCGTACATACTACCTTTACAACCAATTTCTTCTGATACAAAGAATGCTGCTTTAACATTTGGTAATGTATCTAACATTTCAAGTGCTAAGAAAACACCACATTTATCATCACCACCAATACCCGATGCCTTTTTAGTTACTTTGTCCATACCTGTTAAGATAACACCATCTTCACCTTCTGTTTGTACAACAATCATGTTCATATTAACAGGGTGAACTGTATCAGTATGTGCAACAAAACAAGGGAAGTTTTTACTAACACCTTTTGTAACATAAATGTTACCGTGTGAATCAGTATAGTGTTCATACCCTTTTTGGGTTAAAACTTTTTGTAAATACTCAATCATAAGTTTTTCATTACGAGAGTGAGTCGGTACTGAAAGAACTTCAGTTAATCGAGTTAATTTATCTTGTGTCATTTTCATATTACAAATATAAGAAGATTTTATTTAATAATAAAATTTTATTAAGGAAAAATTAAAATAAACCTATTTATGGGTATAATCTTTACTATTAAAAAATAAGTTTTAAGGTTAATTAGAATAATAAATTTAAAAAAAAGTTTTTATAATGTCAAAACAACAAACACAAGAAATTCAATTTCAAGCCCCATTCGATGTTATTCCTTTGCCATCTAAAGGTCTTTTATACCCTGGACAACAAGGTGCTGTAAAAGTGGAATATATGACCGCAATGGATGAAAATATTTTAACATCACCCAATTTAATTAAAAGTGGGAAAGTTCTTGATGTTTTATTGGAAAGAAAAGTTAAAGAGGCTCCAGTACCTTTTGAAGAATTATTAGTTGGTGATAGAAATGCAATCATGATTTGGTTACGTGCTACAGGTTACGGTGAAATGTATCCTGTTAAATTAACTGACCCAACAAGTGGTGTTGAATTTGAAACTGAAATAGATTTATCTACTTTAAAAACAAAAGAACTACCAGAAGGTGTTGAACCAGATGAAAAAAGAGAATTTTCTTTTTTATTACCAAGAAGTAAAAAGAAAATTAAATTTAGCCTTTTAACTGTTGGTGATGAAAAATCTATTGTTAGTAGAACTGAAAAATATGAAAAAGCAACAAAATCTCAAATTTCAAACGCTTTAACCTATAGACTACAAGCTCAGATTAAAGAGGTTGATGGTAATAGAGATATTAACTACATCCAACAATTTGTTAATGTAATGCCAGCTTATGATTCGCTTAAATTCAGAGAATATTCTGACTCAATTGAACCAGGTATAGATATGTCGGCCGAAGTGGAGGGACCGACAGGTACATTTCAAGCTCCAGTTACCCTCGGACTCAACTTTTTTTGGCCTAACGTCAGAATATAATTTGAGTATTAAAAGAGAAATTTATTATATGGTAAAACATATGAGATTTTCTTATGAATCCGTTCAAAATATGCCTGTATGGGAAAGACGTATTTATCTTGATTTATGGCAAAGAGAACTAGAAGAACAAAAAAAAGAATACGATAAGGCAAAATCAAAAAGAAGATAATTTAATGGGGCTACTAGCCCCATTTTTTATTTACTTGATATTTATAAATAAAACATCAATGTCAGTAATTTTATTAAACAAGAATAAATTTAGGTCTTTATTAAAAGAAGCACCTGTTTCTGGTGACCAAGCAGCTCTTGATATTGCTAAAGCTCGAGGTAGTTTAGAAAAAGCTAAAGATAGACTTCAATCAATAGGTGTATATAAAATACCTGGATTAGATTCTATTAAGACAATAGACCAATTAAGTATTGAACCTTTTAAGTTTAACTTTTTGTTACAGGTTGTTGATAGTGACATAGAAGGCCTTTCTTTACCAAAACCAAGACCAGTTTATACTTTAGCTCGTGTAATAGAAAAAAAACCCTTAACCTTAGAACTTAAAACAAAAGAAGGGGTATTATTTAAAATGATTTTCACTAAAGAGGAAGAATTGATTACCCAACTACCCGGTACTAAAGAACCCATAATTGGTAAAAGTAATAAAGTTATGGCCTTGGTTACTGGATCTGATGACGGAAAAGGTAAATTTTATACGATAGAATTTAGTAATGCTAAAAATGTTATTGAAGTGATTAAGAAGGAAAAAGAAGAAGATAAAGAGAGTGAGGAGGGTGAAGGTGAAGATGGTAAAGAGGTAGGTGAAAGTAATAAAGGTGGAAAGGGTAAAGAAGAATTATTCAATGACTTAGCTGGATTTTTTAAATTTACTTATAATAATAGAAGACTAGCTGCACCAAATTTATTCCCAAAAGAAAAACCTAAAAATACTGTAGAATCTTATATTAATCAAATAGCTAAAAATACTATATTAATTAAAGAAGAGGAAGAAGAAGAAAATGTTGACCCAACTAAAACCAAAAATTTAAATGGAAAAATTTATATACAATCAATTGTTTTAGGACCTAAAGCAAGAACAAGAGCGGGTTTAGAAATGGATGAGTACACAAAAAAAGTGGCTCAATCACAACAAGGTCAAACTAAATGGGACGGTAATTTAAAAAATTTAACAAATGATCCTGTAGAAGTTAGTAAGGTTATTCTTAAAATAACAGATACCTCTGCAGACCCTATGGCCGTAAAAGAGGTTGAAAACCAATTCAACGGTAATCAATATAAAGACAAAGCTACAGTTAGAAAAAGTCAAAATTTTAGTTCTAATAATACAATTGTTATAGGTCTTAAAAATAATAAGGCTGTTGTTTGTAAAATACCGACAGGATCTTTTAAATTACAAGATAAAATAAATGTTGAAGTTTCTAAGAAACCTATGGATAATGATACTTTTGGTAAACCAGTTAAAGCTGAATTACAAATAGTTTTATAAAATGTTTAATTAATGGCTGACAATAATATTAATAGAAATATAAAAGACGAAAAAGAGTATTTAGAATTACAAGAACAAATTCGTAACGCTCAAAGGGATACTGGAAAAAGTTTAGCAAGTGCCGGTAAATATACAGGGGTTATTCTTGCCAACTATCGTGAAATGCAAAAAGTTTCTTCAAGGATAAAAGACCTTAATAAAGAAATTAATAAACTAGAAAACGAAGGTACTGATGAGGCTAGAGAAAGAGCTAAAATTTTAAGACAAAATGTACAGGAACTTGAAAAAGAACGTGACCAAATAAAGGCTATTAATAAAGAAATGGCTTCCCTTGGTGGTGTTGTTAGAATGGGTCTTAGTGGTCTTGTTACTTACTTAGGTCAGGCTTTAACAGGTTATTTAGAATTTAGTCAAAAAACAAAAGATGTTGCTGCTCAAATTGGTTTAAGTTCTAATAATATGTTTATGATGCAAAGTAACATTCAACAAGCTGGTGTACAAATGGCCAGATATGGTGTTGGTGTTACCGATGCTCTTGAGGCACAACAAGCTTATTCTGATGAGTTGGGTCGTTCAGTTATTTTAACCCAATCGGCATTAGAAAATATGGCCATGATTGGTAAAGCAACTGGTCTTGGTATGCAGGGTATGGCAGGTTTAACGGCTCAAATGGAACAATTTGGCCTTGGGGCTGAAGATTCGGCTAATATGATATACTCTATGTATTCGGATTCAACAGCCATGGGATTAAATGCAGGTAAAGTAATTAAAAAATTTCAAGAAAATATTGGTCTGTTAAATAAATTAAATTTTAAAAACGGAATCAAAGGTCTACAAAAAATGGCTCAGTTAAGTGAGAAATATAAAATAGACATGAATGGTATTGCAAGTGCATCTGAAAAAGCTTTCTCACCTGAAGGTGCTATTGAAATGGCGGCTCAATTACAGGTAATGGGTGGTGCGATGGCTAGTTTAGGAGACCCGTTTCAATTAATGTATAAAGCTCGTAATAATCCTGAAAAATTTGCCGAAGATATGGCAAAAGCGGCTGCTGAATCAGCTACTTTTAATAGTCAAACAGGAGAGTTTCAAGTTAATGCTATGGAAATAGATAGATTACGTGTTGTTGCTGAGGCAACTGGACAATCTATGGAAAACTTAGTTGAACAGGCAAAAACGGGAGCTAAAATCAACATGTTTAAAGGAATGTTAGGTGGTAAAGGTCTTTCACCCGAAGAACAAGATGCTATCGCTGTGATGAGTCAAATGGTAGACGGTAAAGCACAAATTCAAATAGATATGGGTAAAAACGCAAAACCTGTAATGAAAGAATTGTCACAACTTAGTAAAAATGAGTTATTAAAAGCTTTAAATGAAAAGAAAAGTGCGAAAGAGGCTGCGGAACAAGCAACAGGTATTTCAGAAAGATGGACAAATTTTTTAAATCAATTACAAGTCGCTGTTTATCCACTTTTTATGTCAATAGAAAAATATTTTACAGATAATGATGTTTTTACAAAATTAAGTGATTGGGGTACAAAATTTGCTGAAACAATTAAAAGATGGGCGACATATATAGGTAATAATTTTCCACAAATCATGGAACAAATTAAAAGTGTTTTTATGAATGTATGGAATTTTTTACAAGGAAATTGGAAGGAATTATTAATCGGGGCCGCTATTGGTTTTGCCGCGTATTGGGTTGGTCAACAAGTGATAGCCGGTTTAGCATTTGGTTTAGCAGCTGGTAAAGGTATTTTGATTAGTGCTGGTGGTGGACTTAAAAGTTTATTTGGTTCCATAACTTCAAAAATAGGTGGTACCGTAAATAATGCCGCTGGAGGTTCAGGTGCTGGTTTGACTAGTATGGCGACTGGATTATCTTCTATGGGTACTTTACCTGGTGTGACTAAAGGTACTATGTTATTAGTACCGGCAGCCATTGGTTTTACAGCAATGTTAGCGGCAATACCTTCGTTATTATTTTTAGGTAAAGTAAGTCTTATACAGTTAATACCTAACTTAAAAGCAATGGCTTTAGGTTTAGGTCCAGCGGGTATGGGAATGCCGGGTGTTACTAAGGGTATTGGTAATTTAATTTTAGCCTCTGTTGCTTTTGCGTTAATGACTGTTGGTTCCGTAGGGTTGATGGCGGTTGCTTTTTTTGGTGAGGCAGCAGGACTTGGTTTAGTGGGATTAGCGGTTGGTTTGGAGGCATTAGGGTCTGCGGCTACGGCAGGTGGTTGGATTGGTGTTGCAGTTATCCTAGCCTTATCGGTTGCAATGGTTGCTTTTGGGGCGGCTATATATTTGGTCTCTATGGGTGTTTCATTAATTATAGATTCTTTCACAAAAATGTTTGCTGTAATTGGTCAAAACGGTTCAGGTTTATTTCAGGCTGGATTAGGGTTTTTGGCTATGGCAGCTGGAATAGGTGTATTAACACTTTCTTTAATTGCAATGGGAGCGGCATCACTTTTAGCTTTACCTGGTTTAATAATGTTAGGTGGAGTTACTTCAATGTTAACAGAAACTGCGACAGCGTTAGCTGCAAGTGGTGGTGGGGAAGGTATAGAAAAGGCCGTAAACGCAATCAATTCTGTAGACCAAAATAAATTAGATGCTTTAAAAGATTTATCCATGTGGTTTTCTTTAATAGGAGCATCACCAACAATTAAATTTGAAGAAAATTTAACGGTAGACGGTTCAATTGTTTTAAAAGGAGAAGCCGGAGGAAAAACAGGTACCGACTGGATAAAAGACCCTATATTCGTTTCAAAATTAAAAGAATTAATCGAATACTCAAAGAGTAGTGATAGAAACGGTGGAAAACCAAGATAATTTTACTTGCTAGCTTTATTATTATATAAGCTATATTATTTTAAGCTTTATTGAGATCTGCGCTAATATTGTAAATAAAAAGTTTAGAAGTAAATATTTATAAAAAAAGAATTTAAACCATGCCCAACATTCCACAAATAAATCCTTTCAATTACAATATAGATAAGTTTGATAGTGGTATTTTAGGACCGATAACCGATACCAATTTTAGAGATTATCTTCTTACACATAATTTAGGGACACCAAATCCAGTTATTAGTAGTGTTTTAAGTAACCCTTGGGCTGATAGAGGAACAGAGTATGATGTTAGCCAAAGTACTTTTAACGTTATAGATGTACCCAATTTAACTACAGTTGCAAATACACCTTCAGTTTTCAATAATTTAACCAATCCTAGACAGGTAAATGTTGGTAGTAATTTACAAAATATTAACCCACAGGTTCAGGCCAATATTGGACAAACAACACCAATACAAGCAGGACAAGGGACAGACGCTTCAACACAAATTAACCAAAACCCATCAAACATAGATGTTCCGGGATTACAAACTGTGGCAAATACACCTTCGGTTTATAATAATTTAACCAATCCTAGACAGTTAAACGTTAATAAAAATTTACAAGATATAAATCCACAAGTTGCTAATGTTTTAGGCCAAACAACCCCTGAAGATGCTGGACAAGGTAATGACGCAACATTTAATTCAAATACATCTAATATAGATGTACCTGGATTACAAACTGTGGCAAATACACCTTCGGTTTATAATAATTTAACCAATCCTAGACAGTTAAACGTTAATAAAAATTTACAAGATATAAATCCACAAGTTGCCAATGTTTTAGGACAAACCACACCACAACAGGCAGGTTTAGGACAAGACGCTACTTCTTTGTTTAACTCAAATGTTGCTAATCTTGATTTACCTTCTGTACAGGAAGCATCAGAGATATCTAGTACGATAAACAATTTTACACAACCTAGACCAGATAATCTAGCCTTAAATCCTACAGAAGAAGACTTGTTAAATTGGTATCCTGTTGAATTTGCTGCAGTTTATCAACAATGGTCGGGAGATTATAATACACCATATGGGGTTCCACAAACTTTAAAATTAAGTTTTGCTGGTAATATTAACTCTTGGGTTAAACCTGGTGGACAAGTTATAACAACTAGGGAAATTAGAGACAGAGACTTATTAACAAAGGCAAATAATAAATACGGACCGACACAGATAATTTCTTACGGAACTGCAGGTGATGTGTTATTAAATGACCGTACAGGATTTGTATCTTATAATCCGGGTATTCAAGGAGATTTTAGAGACCAACTATTTAGTAGAACTTTAGGTGTTGGTGTAATCCCTTTTAGCACTATAGGTTCAGGTATAAATTACAAACCCGATGGTACAAACATTTCGGAATTAGATACAATAGCTAGAAAAAGAAGGGGTGTAGAAGTTTTAAATAGAATTAAATTAAACTTTACTGATAACACAATTGGCGTAATTAATACAAGCCCGATTGGTTTGTTAACAGGACAAGATTTAATTATTAAAAATTATTCTATTACTTCACGTAAAACAGCCATTGGAAAAGCGGCAGAATTTTTAGCTAAATTAACAGGATTTAATAACCCTAATTCTATATTAGACGCGGGTGACTTTAATTTATTAGAGTACGAGAAATCAATTCAAGTAGGTAGAGCTATTACTGAAAATAGGGTAAATTACAAAGAAGTTGATATTAGTAGTAATTTATTAGACCAAACGGGTAAACATACCAGAAATTTAATTATTGACACGGTTAATGTTAACAAATACGGACCTACCTTAGAAAATAATTACGCAAAATATAACCAAGGAAATTATTTTTTCCCATCAGAAACAGAAAAAGGTGGACCTGTCCCACAAGAAGGTTATACAACAAGTCCGGCCGTTGAAGGTTTTTTTGGTAAAACAGAAACAGCTGGAGCTTTAAATTCAAAATCACAATCAGATCTTTTAGGATTCCAAGATTTGGATGGCCCATTGGGTCTTGGACTTGAATTAAATGCAGGATACGACACAAAATATCAAGGAACTTTTGGTGAAAACATCGATGAAGGTTTTACAACGGAAAACTATTCTTGGACACCAAGAACTATAGCTGGCAGTAATAGTAACCAAACTGTTAACCCTTTTAAAAGAGGTTTACTTAAATACACACAAGAGATTGTAAACAAGTCAGAAGGTTTAAACGATGTTGGTAGTTACATCGGTTATTTTGATTCCCCAAAAGCATTTGGTGGTAATAAAGAATATAATCAAAAATTTGACAAACACGGACATGCTACTGGACAAAAAGAAATAACCACACCTTTAGGTGGTACAATAAAATTACCGGGTAATTTACCTTCAAAAGGTAATACAACAAAAGATTCTACAGGTGAATATTATTGTCGTTCTTGGTCATCTAAAAGAAAGTACGCTTCTTTTGAAAACTTAATTAGAGGTGAAAAAAATTGGTGGTTAACAACTAAACCCGCTGATGTACTTGGTTCTGACGTACCTAGTAATTACAGTGATTTGATGACACTGAATGAAGTGGGTATGCCAAAAATAGCTTGGGAAAAAGATGGTGTTAGAGAACTACAAATAACCACAGATTACGAAAGCCAATCTAAAGGTAAATCTGCTGTTGATGCTTTAAAAAACTTAGCCGGATTTAAACCTAAAGTAATACCTTATATGTTTTCAATTGAAAATTTAGCTTGGGTAGATGCTCCACAATCAGCTTACTTACCACTTTGTGAAAAAGGACCTAATGGTGGTAGAATTATGTGGTTCCCACCTTACAATATAGATTTTAGTGAAAGCACTAGTGTTAATTGGGATCCAACAACTATGGTAGGAAGAGGAGAACCAATTTATACTTACAACAACACCGAAAGGTCGGGTAGTTTAAGTTTTTCAATTGTAGTTGATCACCCTTCCGTATTAAATAAATTAAGAAAAGATTACGCTGAAAATATATTTGATGATGTGTACCATTCATTTTTTGCGGGTTGTGGGAATACAGATGCGTATAGAGATTTTATACCACCTGTAAGAAAAGATAGTACTATCGAAATACCTAACACTGGTGTTATAACACCAGAAGTAGTTAAACCTAAAGAACCTAACGACCCACCTTACACATCTTTTAAAGTTTATTTTGATAACGCGTTTAGTGATTCTAAATGTCCTAGAAATAAACAAACAGGTCAATATGAAGAATGTAAAGGTGTTCAATATATAAACACTACAAGTCAAGGTAGAACATTGAGTTTTACTTATGAAGAAAATGATTTAGTTTGTAATGGAAATTCTAGACCTGGATTAAATAAACTTGTAGAAAATAAATTAGCTGAAACATGCCAATTTTTAGTTGGTAAAAGTGGTTTATTAATAAACCCTCAATCACCTAGTCAACCTATATTTAATCAAAAATACGAAGAACAAGAAGATGGAAAAAATTACACCATACAGTTATATGGTTATTGTTCTGGAGCAGCTAATAAAAATTATAACCTTAAATTAAGTCATGATAGAATACTGTCTGTTTATAATTGGATGATACAGTATATGGAGTCTATTGAAAACGGTGACCCTGTTAAATTTGGTGGTAGTGATAAAACTTATCCTGCTGAAACTACATTAAGGGGTGGTTTTGACGATTTTATTAAATCAGGTCAAAAAGGTTTAAGATGGGAGTTTTATAGTTTAGGTGATAGTGCATCAGATCCAAACTCAACTAACGAAGAGTGGGCTAAAGAAGATACAACAGGACAAGACCCTTGTACATCAAATCAAAATAGTCCTGATAGTTTAGCTTCTAAACAAGCAAGATTTGTAGAAGTTAGATTAATAAAAAACCCTTTAAATTCTACTAGAATATCTGAACAAATTAATAACGAAAATCAAATTGTTGCTCAAGAAAAAACTAAAGAAGAACAGGCTAAAAAAGAGGCTGCACAAAGTATAGCTGATAGTGTTGCTAAGTCTTATATTGGGGAGTGTGATTATTTTCAGGCACTTAAAAAATCAGATAGTTTTATTTATAATACTTTAGGTGAAAAATTAGATAATTTTCACCCGGCCTTTCACGCTATAACCCCAGAAGGTTTTAACTCTAGATTAACTTTTTTACAACAATGTACAAGACAAGGACCACAATTAATAGATATTAATAGTCCACAAAATATGATTTTTGGTAGACCACCTATTTGTGTATTAAAGATAGGTGATTTTTATCACACAAAAATTGTTATAGACAGTGTTAATTTTAGTTTTGAACCAGTACAGTGGGATTTAAACCCTGAAGGTATTGGTGTACAACCCATGGTAGTTAAAGTAGATATGGGTTTTAAATTTATTGGTGGAAGTTCATTAGGTGGACCTATTAAACAATTACAAAATGCTGTTTCATTTAACTTTTTTGCGAACACAGGAATTTACAATACAGCTAGAGCAGTTGATAATTATTTAGCACAAAGAGAAGGAGCGTTACAGAAAAAAGTGGTATACGGTGGTTATATTACACCAGGTCAAGAAAATGCTTTATATGATGTAATAAAACAAAGTAGTGTTATGACCGATAAGAAAACTGATACTGTTACACCACAACCTAAAGCCGTAGATGTACCATCTACAAACGCACAAACGTCACCAGCAGTTGTTTCAGCAACCACACAAGACCAAAAAACAGATGTTAAAAAATCGGCGGTGGCTAATAAACCAGCAACAACTGTTGTTGGAAATAAATTAGAAAATGTTAGATTTGAATGTAGTCAAAACTTTACTAGTGGAAACTGGACTATAGGTAGTTTTAATAAATCTCTTAGTCCTATATCAGCAAATAAAACCGTTTATGATCAAAATGCAACACCTAAAGGGGTTGTTGGGTTTGGGTTTTATTATAAAGATTATGTAACTAAAAGTGTGGCTATTAACAACGCTAATCAAAACTACAGTAATTTACTATTAGGATCAAGATTATTTGTACAGTTTTTAGAAGGTGGTGTGGTTAATTTTATAAGAACTTACGGATATTCAAATCAGTCAGAAAATATTAAGGGTGCTAAAATTATAAGAAGTGGTACTTATTATAACTTTGGACAATACGATAAAAAAATAGAACCAGATGGTAAAGTACCACTAACAATAGAAATAAACGGTGTTAAAACATCAAATAAATCTTTAATACTATTATTAAATCAAATTACAGCAAACATGTAAAAATGAGTAAACTATATTACGATAGATATGAAAAATTTAAGGTTAACAATGAAATTAAACCTTTACCATTTATAAAAATACCTATATCGACAAACGATATTTCGGCTGAATATACCACTAATAGTAGACTTGACATTTTGTCACAACAGTATTATGGTGTACCTTATTATGGGTGGTTAATCTTACAAGCAAACCCAATATACGGTGGGTTAGAATTTAACATACCAGTTGGGTCTATATTAAGAGTACCTTATCCATTAATTAATGCTTTACAAGCTTATCAACAAGAAATAGATAGGTTTGACGCTTTATACGGAATTAAAAGTTAATTATGTCTAACGGAAACCCATTTCAACAAAGTGATTACACACCTATAATTTTAACTGATACTGGTTTAAATAGTAATATTAAAATTATTGATCCCAACCCAATGGGTCAAATAGTACCACAAGAAGATTTATTTATTTATGTTAGTTTAAAGGCTAAACAAAAATCAAAAAGTGTTTTAACAGAAGCCCAAAATACTACTGGGGGTATATATAACTTAAATAACGATGTTCGTGGTTCTATTGAAATGACTGTACCACAACAAAAATTTGGAGCGGACCAATTATTTTCTAACAAACCTTTTTTAACAACCGATTGGACCCAAATTGGAGGCAACCCCAATCAAGCAAAATTAGGTGAAATAGGTAATGATTTTGAAACATTTGGTATAACCAATATTGATATTGAAATTAAAAGTCAGACCGTACCTAAAGTTGTAATTGATTTTGTAGATGTTCGTGGTGCAACATTATTTGAACAAGGTTCTTGTTCACCGTATGGTTTATTTTTTACATTACCTTACCCTATTTTTGAATTAACACTTAAAGGTTATTACGGTAGACCTGTAAAATACTATTTAAATTTACTTAAGTTTAATGCTAAATTTAATTCTGACACTGGCAACATGGAATGTCGTGCTGAGTTTGTTGGTTGGTCTTTTGCTTTTTTATCTGATACAATAGTTAGTTATGTTACCGCTTCACAGTACTTAGACAAAAATATTTACACACCAAATAGCATATTAGAAAATAAATATGAAAATACTTGGAAGTTTTATACTGACCCCAACAACCCTATAATTAATAGTACCGAAACAAATAATCCATGGTGTCGAAATAAAGTTGTACCAGAAAGGTGTACAACAATATTTGATTTAGTTAAAGCTGTTAAAAATTTACAAACAAAAGATTTACCCGATGTTAAAGGAAGTCCAGAGTGGACAGAATTACAAAATCTTGACGGTTTAAAAAATTATTATAACAATTACGATGACGCCATTCAAAAAGTTTTTAGAGATTTAAAAAATATAAGTTCAGAACAAAGAAACTCAACGGCTAATGGACAAACTAATAGTTTATTTAAATTATTCTTTAAAACCAAACCTTGTGCCAAAGGTTCTAATGTTTCGGATAATTGTGATCCTAAGCTTAGGGATTTGATTGTACAATATTTTGATAAAACAAATGGGTCTTTAGCCTCAAATATTTCAATCATAAAAACACAAAAAATAACAGACTCAACAACCGGTTCAGACATAGTTGACGTACTTACAGATGCTAAAGCGGATGTTTTTAACGCCCCACCACCGGCCGCTGTAGAAAAAATATACAATCAAATAGGGTCTGATTTTCAAAACATAGTTTTGTTTGATTACGGTTATAAAAATGCTGGTGGTACTGAATATTTTATAGATTTTGGTTATTTAATTAATGGAATTAAAGAAGATTATCAAAAATTAAATGATGTTATTACATCTAAAAAACAAGTTGTCACAGAATCTTTAAATAAAATAATAGAAGAAAGAATTGGGTTTAAACCATCAATAAGAAATGTTTTTACTGTTTTACTTTGTAATACAGATGCTTTTATGCAAATTCTTTTGAATATAGCAATAAAGGCTGAACAATATCATTTAGATAACGCAGAAAGTTATAAACAATATATAAGTACAACAAACACAGATAATACGTCAAGTGCACCAATCACTCGTATATCTGCAAACACAAAAGGGGTAACAAAACCCGTTGTTTATGCTTGGCCTACAGTTTATAAAAAAAACCATACAACTAAAAAAGGTGGGGGACAACCACAAGGTACAAAAGAAGTATTTCCTGGAGAAGACGCTAATTTTAGTAATTGGGTAGAAGTTAGATTTGTAGAAGATTTTATAAACGCTTATATATCTTTTTTAAAAGATATTGATTTAATAAACGAAAAAAAAGAAGGTAGGGGTGGTTTTGATAATTATGCTCCTATAAGTGTTTTAGAATCACCAATACTTTTTAAAGATAACCCACAAGTTTATAAAAATATAGGTAATAGAGGAACAGAAGAATTAATTAAAACAATTGGGGAAAGAGTTTTTATATCTTTGGACCATACTAATTTTAATTGGCAAAGATTAACAAGATTTGATTTACCGTTATATAAATGGAATCCTTTTATTGTCAATGGAACTATTAACCAAGACTTATCAACCATTTTAGGCCAAATAGATGCGTGGAATTTAATTAACGCACAAGAAGGTAGTTCCGCCGTCACCGTTATACAAGGATTACCTTCACAGATGGGGGTGAATGCTAGTGCTTTTATAGAAAAAGTTAAAACAAAATTAAAATTAACTACTAGAGCATATACATTTCAAAACACAAAAGGTGGTGAAAATTTAAAAGGTAATTTATATGAATATGCTAAAGATGATGGGATAATAATATCTGATCCTGAAATACAACCTCCAGTTGTAATATATGGTGACCCAAATAAAATGGACGTTGACAATTTATTTGACATAAAAGAAAAAGAAGATTATGAAAGTAGTTTTGGAATACAAATTGTTGACACAACCGAAATAGGTAAAGATTTTAAAAAAGTTTTAGATAGTTACACAAAGGCACTTTCAGATAAACTACCAACTATAATAGGTTTAGAAAGTGGACAAAATGAATTTAAATTAGATTCTAAAACCACATTAGACTCAAAAAATCAAGTACCTTATTTTAGTGACGCTAGAAATTTTATTGTATTAGGGTTAACTGAATATAAACCAGGAAAGCTTAATTTATATTCTAGTGGTGCTCAACCCACTTCTTGGTGGAAAAGCGGAACACCTTCTCAAATAAAACCATATCTTTTAACTTACTTTACGTGTATTGACACTACTAATGCAAAAGAATATCAACCAATTAACATAAAATCTTTTTCTGGATATAGAAATACAAACATAAAAGATAAAGAAAAAGTTTATCAATTAAGTGTGGGGGCAACCCAACATGATATAACATTTGGGAATGATATTATCGCTGACGCTAATAATACTGTTTATAGTGTTAAAGCCTTTGAAGATTATCAATCAAGCATTGACAGTTTTGTTACCACGCCAACTTGGATGGATAACGTAAATAAATTTAGGGAGGTGTTAGGAACTAATTATAGACTTAAAGCAGTACCAGGTTTGGATTCCGACCCAGAAATAGCTATTAATAAAACAGAAAAATGTAATTTAGCTTATTTGTTTTTAAATTTATTAAAAACAACACCACTTGTAGTTAGGGGAACAAATAAAGATTTTAATTTTTTGTGGAACGACACTAAAAATTACGATGAAAAAGATTATCCAGCCAAATTATTTGCAATTAAAAATTTTAATATATCCGGTGGAGTAGTAAAAGTACCTAAAGCGTGGTTATTAGCTTTAGGGTCTCAATTATGGAGGTGGAGAAGTTTTGTTGGGTGGGACCAAAATACTGGGGATTGGAAAAAACCTTTAAAAAGTGATCTTATTGCCGCGGGGGACATACCAACAGGGTTTGACCCTTTAGCACAACCTGGTTATAATTATATAGGAGGTGACACTTTTTCAAAAATTTATGACGGGATAGATAGGAATCAGTATGTAAATTATTTAAATAGAGTATACGGTACAAATACTTGGAGTTCTAAAATTCAAAAAAGTGTTTTTAATACAAATTTTAATGGACCTACTGATTTCAAAGCAACTTGGGATCTTGGTACTACAACTTTTGGCCTTACCAGTAATGTTAGACAATTCAACATAGGGTCTTCAGACGGACTTATAGCACCAAACGGAAAATTTACTACTTTTGCTTTTGATTATTATGGTATTGTAACTAATTCAGGAAAAGGACCACAAGTTGGTAGTGCTGAAAAATACAAAGACAGAATTTTTCTTAATGACACAAACAATTATGATTGGGGTAGAACTACTCTTTCCGCTCCTGGTAACAATAGACCTTTTCCTTATGTTGACAATGGTGCCAATAGATTAGAACAAGGTACACTATATTATTCATGGCCTGTACAATATATAGCTCCACATCATATACCTTACATACACCCAATAGTTTTTTATGACGGAACACTTGAGGTTGGTGGACCTGAAAGTTACGCACTTATAAATGCTTATACTTTTCAAAAAAATGGACCAAAATTAGACTACCAAACTTTAATGCCTGTGGATAGACAGGGAAATACTTATTATGAACACACAACTACATCTTTACCTAATGATAAAAAATACACACAAAGAAGTAGAACAAAAGATGGCAATTTAGGTTATATTATAAGAAATTTACCTTATAAAGTAAAAAACAAAATAATAGATTATTTTGTTAATTGGGCTACAAGTGAAGGTAATGATAATTGGGGTGGTATATTAGAAGTTATTGATCCAGTAAATTTTGGTAAACCTGAAACAAAAATGAGTACTTATTATACTGATGTAACTGAACAAGAAGCTTTAGATGAAACTAAAGGTGTAGCTTTTCTTTTAAATAGCGGTGAATCTGCTGTACAAAATGTTGTTACAAATTTATTAGGTACAGAGGTATACATAGTAAATTCAACCCCTAAAATATGGTATGGTGAAGAAACATTTACAAATGATTTTAGTGTAGACACAAAACTTTTTGAAAGTTATTTAACTAGTTTTTACCAAACGATAGTAGTTAATAATGACAAAGCGGTAAAAAACATTACAGATAAAAACGCTGAAAATGATAAAGGGTATGGACAATCATCTTTAGAAGATGACGACATTAAATTATCTTTATATCGTACATTTAAATCAATGACCGATAAATGGATTTCAGCGTCACCAGGACAAGGTAAATTGTTTTTTAATATTTTAGGTAATGGTATTGATGGTAAATGTGGTGGGTTTAATGCTGGTGACGGAAAAAACGGTAATGGTGGAGTTTTAGCAGCACATTTCCAATACGTAAATAGAGTTATGGGTGATATCGGGAATGATGCGGTAATAGATATTACAAAATTAAACCAACTCAAAGACAATATTAAAATCACACTTTATCAATATATTTCTGATTTATTAACTGAAAATGAATACATGTTTTATCCTTTACCGGCTTATATTAATTTAGCCTCAAATGGGTTACAAAAAAATGATAATGATTTGTTAGACATGTTTAGACCTTCGTTAAATTTTGAAAAAGTAAGTTGTGGACCATTATTTTTATCAATGTATGTTGGCGGAAATTCAAGACAATTAAGTTTTAAAGCAGCCTCTAACTGTCCTGCAGATATTACACCTAATTTTGACAATGATAGTTTTAATTTAAGTATTGAAGGTATTGAAAAACCAGATGAATTTTTAGGTACTAACACAAATAATAATAGTACCCCTGGATTTACAGCATTTAAAGTTGTTTATGGTTTAGAAAACCAAAATCACTTTAAAAATATTCAGTTAGACCAAACAGAATTTAGTGAGACGGCTGAATCTTTATTAGTTGTAGATAAATTATCACAACAAGGAGGCACTGACCAAGCAACAAAAGGACAAAATTTAAATTCCGTATACTTAACACGTTCTTATTCTTGTACAATGGAATCTTTAGGTAACATGATGATACAACCAATGATGTACTTTGATTTATTTGGCGTACCTATGTTTAATGGGGCTTATCTCATAACAGAGGTAAAACACAACTTTAAACCAAACCATGCTACAACCACATTTAAAGGTACAAGACAACCAATTGCAACAATACCTATTGTAACGGATGCTGCAGTAGCTATGACAATTACTTTAAAAGATATTAAAGCAAATCCAAACGCTGGTAGTATTACTAACGCAGGTACTAGTAGTGGTGGTGGTTCTATTGGTGGTACATCACAAATAACAATACCGGTTGGAAGTACAAGTGGTGGAAACCCTAAAAGATTAGATGATTACATTAATTAAAAAAAATAAAATATGGCTTTATCAGACATAAACCCTAAATTATTAGAAGAAAAAAATAAGAACGGTTACGAAGTTCTTAGAGATGCAATTAAAAAACACAAAATAACAAAAATAACCAAAAGAGACGCTGTTTTTTTGTTAAATAAACAAATGGAAGGGGTTTCCGAAACTAACGGTAATCTATTTATTTATATGTTTTATTTTTCTTGTACTGACCCTTCAGGAGCCGCAAATAGTCCTGTTTGGTATAAAAAAATACAAGAAAACGATTTTAACGGTAAAGAATCAACACCATGGTGTGCTTGTTACGCAAGTTTTATTTTAAACATGGCAGGAATTTCCCCAACAGGACATTGGAGTTCAAGTTTAGAATTATTTACAAAAAAACATGGATTAACAACTTTAACGGGTAATGACGCATTTAATAGTGTAAAAAGTATGGATACAGTACATTATGGTAACATAGGAGAAGGGCATGTCGCTTTTGTCACAAAAGAAAATCCAAACAAAAAAAACAATTATAAATACGCTTTTTACGATTTCGGTGGTAACCAAGGGGATTCGGTTAATTTAGTCCCACCCCAACTAAAAACTGGTTTAGCTGGATTTGGAACTAGTCCTGAGTATGAAAAAGAAATTAATGCCGGTGATTTTTTAAGTGTTTTAGCCTATTTTGTGGGAGCTAATCTTAAAACACCACAAGAAAGAATTGAATTAATTAAAAATAGGTTAGATACACCGTTAAAACAACCTACCACATTTTCAAACGAAGTTTATTCAACAAGAGGTTTAATTAACCAAAACGTAAATTCTAATTTAAGTTTTGCTACAAACGTTCCGCCTAATAATGCTTATTTATTAAGTAACAGCCCAAATACAATACCTTTTAGAGATAGATTTAAAGAGTTATTAATTTTTGAACAATCTTTAATAGATAGTGGTATACCACTTACAACTAATATTAGTAGAACACAAGTTGCAAGTAGGGCTGGATCTCTGAAGTAAAAGACAATGGTGTGTAAATTTTTAATTTCTTTTTCCACAATATGGACCTAAACCACTTTTGATTGATTCAGGAGTGGTTAGTTTTCTTCCACACTTTCCACATTTACCTGAGTGATAAACTTTAATAGTTTTATAACCATTTGGGTTTTTAAAATAATGTTGAAAAAACCATTCGATAACTTTATTTGAAACTGCAGAAAATCCAATTTTACTTTTTGCTGAATGTCTATACAACTGATTTTTACCACCAAAAAAACTACCTAAAAAAGTATAACAAGAGTTGTTGTCGGAACCTGTTAAAACTGAAACATAGAAAATATCTGATTTAACATCAGAAGTACCCCAACCGGCTTTACGAACTCTAAATGTAAAACGATTATTAGTAGCTTCATTTACAACAGTAAAAATAGCTGTACCTGCAAAGATAAAATCTTTTAAGCTTTCAGAAGTAAGTTGGTGTTTAGTTTCTTTTTCCATTTTTATCTCTTATATTTAACAAAGATACAAAAATGATTACAGTTGGCAATATAATTACAAAAGAAAGTATAACGGGGATACCGAATAATTTTGATATTCATGAAACTGTATTAACAACTGAAACACCTAATTTAATTATTGGATGGGAATTAACTAAAACATTATATTCCGAAGCTTCTATTTTAAGAAAAAAAATTAAAGACAATCTTTATTGGACATTTTCACCAACAGAAAAAAGAAGTGTATTTGAAAATGATTTAAAAAAATATATAGATAAATCTTATAAAGATTATATTAAAAATATAAAATTTTACAATATAGACCCGATAATTTATAAAATAAATACTATTGATGAATTATTAAGTAAATTAAGTATCGTTGCAGGTGGTTTTACATATTTATATGTAAATAAAATTGTGTACGTATATCACAATTTTATTATTTATTCTATTGACCTTGAATTATTAGATTTCATTGGTTTTGATAGAAAAATAATTTTAAGTTCATTAAAAGAAACAACTAACTTTTCTGATTGTGATTGGGAGTTAAAAAACTTTAAGAATGAACTTAAATATTTAGATATAAAATATTTGCCATACTTAATATATAAAGATGCAACAAAAAATACTACTTTTAGCCTCGTTCCTTAAGGCCGAACATCTAGATACTTTCTTAGACAAGATTAAAAAAAAATTTGGGGTTAAAAAAGAAAATGTTTTTTTCTTTAAAACAGAAGAAGATTTTATTTTAACTTATAAAGTACACATTGATGTTGAACACAAAATCAACATTAAAAAAGAACTACCAAAAACAATTCAAGTACATAAAAAAGGTGATACCATTTTTACTATTAATGCTTTAAACAAACTTATTGAACAAGAAAGTGGTTTGGGTGGTAATGTTAATTATAAGGAATATAAAATAGATTGGGAGAAGTTTAAAAACAAAATTATTTTATTGAAAGGTGAAAGTCTTGAGATAAATACAATTGAAAGGATATTTTTATCTGAATCTTGATATTTATAATAAAAAAGAAGTTATGATTACAGATAGAAATAAACAAAAATCTGAAAAAGAAATTAAGTCAAAACTTGATTCCTTTTTATCAAACAACAAACAAGGGTGTCAAGATGAAGAATGTTTGATGAACAACCCTGAAGAAATTGTTAAAAGAGAAAATAAGAAAATCATCACAAACGATGGTCGTCAATTATTAAGTGAATATACACAAAGGTAACATGGAAAATAATTTATCTAAAGAATTACAAGAGTCTCTAAAAAGACATAGAGAACTTTTAGGGTATAACCCAAGTAAAGGAACCTCTTCCTTAAATGAAATAAGGGATAGACATTCTTATTTAGCTGACAACACTGATTATGCTGAAGGTGATGAAGAAGAAACTGAAGAAGGAGCTGAAGAAGGTGAAGATAATCCAGATTTTGATTTTGGTGGTGAAGAGGAAACTGAAGAAGAAGGCGGGGACGAAGGTTTTGGTGAAGAAGAAGGTGGTGAAGAAGAAACAGATGATGAGTTTGGAACCGCTGATGAATTCAGTGCGGCTGATGATATTGAATCTGAAGAAGATTCTGATACAGAAGAAATTGATGTTACTGATATTGTAAAAAGAGCTGACGATGCTAAAGGTTACGCTGAAAAAGCTGTAAGTGCTGCTGAAGAAGGTAAAAATATGATTCAAGATTTAATGACTAAATTTGAGGCATTACAATCATCCCTTTCTAAAATAGATACAGTATCTAATGAAATCCAATCAATTAAAAAAGATATTCAATCTCAAAAACCAAAAGAAAAATTAGAATTACGTTCTTTAGATTCATATCCTTTTAATGTAAAACTTACTGATTACTGGAATGATGAAAAAATAAAAGCTAATTACGAGATTAATGGTGGAACACCTGATGCTGAAAGTGAAGATGGACAAGTTAAAGTTTGGAAATTAGACCCAAATGAGGCTAAAGATTTCAGTACTGTTGATATTAAAAAATCTTTTGTTCCTTAATTAAAAATTAAATAATAAAGGTAAAAAAATAAAGAGGGGGTCTATCCCCCTTTTTTGTTTACTACAACTGAATTATTTATTATATTTGATACAAGTATTTTAAGTTAAACAATTTAAACAAAAACAAAATGAGTAATGTATTAGATGCGATTATGTCGCAGTATGAAAAAAACAAAAACTCTGGTGGAGGAAAATCTTTTGAAGAAAAAGATTTCTCAAAGTACTTTAACCCACGTTTAGAAGATGGAGAAAAGAATGGTGAAGTAACCATTCGTTTAATGCCGACTAAAGAAGGTGCATCACCTTTTGAAGAAGGATATTTCCACGTAATGCAGGTTAATGGACAATGGAGAAAACTCTATTGCAGAGAACACAATGATGGAGATACCTGTCCGTTGTGTGAAGTTGAAAAAGCTTTAAAAGCAACAGGTAGTGAAGAAGATAAAAAAATCGCTAAGACCTATAAGGCAGGTAAGTTTTATCTTGTTCGTGTAATTGACCGTTCTAAAGAAGAAGACGGTGTTAAAATCTGGCGTTTCCGTCACAATTACAAAGGTGAAGGTGAGTTAGATAAAATGATTCCTTTGTTTACTAAAAAAGGAAATCTTGCAGATGGTAGAGAAGGTCGTGACCTTACATTAATGTTAGGTCGTGGTGATAAGAACAACACCAAGATTACTTCTATTATGGCAGAAGACCCTTCAATGTTAACAGAGAACAAAGAAAAAGCTAAAGCTTGGGTGAAAGACACAATGTCTTGGAAAGAAATTTACAAAGCATCTCCTGTTGAGTATCTTGAAATTATCGCTAACGGTGAAAATCCTGTTTGGGATAAGAAATTAGAAAAGTTTGTTGCTAAAGGTGAAGAAACTGTAAAGAAAGAAACTAGTACTACAAGTGCTAAATACAAAGCTCCAGCCGTTGAGGATGAAGCTGACGATGATGATGAAATGCCATTTTAATTAAAAGAATATGTCTACAACAAAGAAAGCAATAGGTAAAAAAGAATTCTCACTTGATAGTTTGAAGGATAAGTTTAGTACAAAAACTAAATACAAAGCTGACAAATTTATCGACTTGGGTGAAGCCTTCCAAAAAGCAACAGGTGTTCCTGGTCCTGCTCTTGGACATTTAAATGTTTTCTTGGGACATTCCGACACTGGAAAAACAACAGGTTTATTAAAATCTGCTATTTGGTGTCAACAAAATGGTATTCTACCAATCTTTATTATCACCGAGAAGAAATGGAGTTTTGGTCACGCTCAATTAATGGGATTAGATGCTAAAGAGGCTAACCCAGGTGAGTGGGACGGATTCTTCCTTTTCCGTGATGATTTTGATTATATCGAACAAATCACAGATTATATTAATGAAGTATTGGATGCACAAGCAAAAGGTGATATCCCTTATGACATTGTATTTTTTTGGGATTCTGTTGGTTCTATCCCTTGTAAAATGACCTTTGATGGTAAGGGTGGTAAGATGCATAACGCATCTGTATTAGCCGATAAAATAGGTATGGGATTAAACGGTAGAATTACATCCTCAAGAAAAGAAACAAGTAAGTATACAAATACTATTGTCTTCGTTAATCAACCTTGGGTTGAATTACCTGACTCTCCAATGGGTCAACCAAAAATTAAGATGAAAGGTGGTGAGGCTATTTATCTTAACAGTACTTTGATTTTCCTTTACGGTAATCAAAAAGGTGCTGGAACAAATAAGATTATGGCAACCAAGAACGGTAGAAAGATTAAGTTCGCTACTCGTACTAAAATCTCTATTCTTAAAAACCACGTAAACGGTATCGGTTACGAAGATGGTAAAGTAATTGTAACACCACACGGTTTTATTGAAGACACAAAAGAAGCTGAAGAGGCTTACAAAAAAGAATATTCTGAATTTTGGACCGACATGTTTATTAAAAACGGTTTAGAAGTTAAAGAAGGTGAAGACTTCGCTTTAGAAGGCTCACAAACAGATATTGATTTAGAAGGATTAGAATAATATGAAAGTTAACTACGAAAGATTAGTAGAATTAAATAAAGAGGCTTTAACCGCTGATAGTGGGCAAATGAGTTGTTTTTACCTCATACAATCAGGTCTTGAAAGATACTTAGGTGGCGAAACCATAGCCAACGAGTACATTAATTTTCTAACCCAAGTAGGTGTACTAGAACCTGAAAATCAAGAAGAAAAAAAAATTGTTAAACCCTTTAATTTTATGGGTAATGACGGGCCTGAAGGTAACTAGGAAAAAAGAAAAAACCAAAACACTTCTTATTGATGGAAACGTTCTTATGAAACGCTCTTACAACGGAGCTAAGAACGTTTTCTACAAAGAAGTTCATATCGGAGGAATCTTCCAATTTTACACTACATTAAGAAAACTTATCGTTGAATTATCAGTTGATAAAGTTGTTGTTATGTGGGATGGTGAAAGAGGTGGTTATTTAAGACTTGATTATTATCCTGACTATAAAGGTAATAGACCAAAATTCTTCGATGAAAACTACGAAATTCAAAAATTAAAAGTTAAAGCTTACGCTGAAGACTTATTCCTAAGACAATACGAACACCCTGATTGTGAATCAGATGATTTACTTTCATTCTATGCTTTGAACAAAAGAAAGAGTGAAGAAGTTATTATATACACTAATGACAGGGATTTATGTCAACTTATTTCTGAAGATGTTACTTTATACCTAGCTGATAAAAAAGTTTTAGTTGGTATTGGTAACTATTCATGGTACTTCCAACATTACTATGAAAATGCTGGTTTAGTTAAGATTATTGAAGGTTGTTCCACTGATAATATAAAAGGTATTGATGGTGTGACTGAAAATACTCTTATTACACATTTTCCTGAAATAAAAGACAGAAAAATGACTTTGGAAGAAATTATTGAAAAGTCTAAAGTTTTAAAAGAAGAAAAACAATTAAAAGTATTCGATTCAATTATCGAAGGTAAAACTAAAGGGACACACAAAGGTAATGTTTATGAGATAAATAAAATTATAATTGATTTACATCAACCACTTCTAACCGATGAGGCTAGAGAAGAAGTTTTAAATCTTATAAATTTACCTTTAAACCCTGAAGGACGTGATTATAAAAACGTTTTAAAAATGATGTTTGATGATGGGATTATGTACGCAATCCCTGGGGGTGAAAATGGTTACGTAAGTTTTTTAGACCCATTCATCAAATTATCAAAAAAAGAAAAAAATAATTTTAAACAATTAACTAAATAATAAAATATGAAAAAATTTGAGTTTATACTACGAATTAACGGTAATATCATTTGTCAAAGATATTTTGCTGTTAAAAACTTTAATGCAAAATCTGTTAATTCTTTAGACCTTATTTATTGTGTCAACGATTGTGTTGAAATGATTCAAGGTCAGTTAAAGAAAAAATCTTTAGAACACTTATGGAGTCAATACAACGCATATGAAAAACAAACAGAAGACCAAATCAATAGAACTCCAATCTATGACAAAGAAGATATTTTTGATTTTGAAATTAGAATAGACGAAAGAGTTATTGGTACTAGAAGATTTACTGGAAATGTTTATCCACAAAGAGTTCGTTATACTGTTGATATTCGTGAATTAATACCTAGAATTATCTCCCAAATTCAAGATACTTTGGGTCAAGAAAAAATACATGTGGAATATTAAACAACAAAATTGTAACAGCTATTTA